CCGCCGTGATCCGCCGTCCCCCGGCAAGTCCCTCCAGCGCCCGGGCGTATTCCTCGTCGGTCATCTGCCGCCGGGCCTCCCGGGAATTGAAGTAAAACTCCTTCACCCGGTACCAGACCCCGCCCCGCAGCCCCCACAGCCCCATGGACGTAGGATTCACCGTCCCGTAGTCGCAGGATATGTACCACTTTTCGCAGCTTTCCGGCGCTTTCCCCACCATTTCCGGCGAGAAAAAGTCGTAAACCCGACCTTCCGCCTGCGCCCACTGTCCGAGAATAAACCGCCGGTAGAACACCCCTGTGTACAGCTTCTGATACCGCTGCCGGATCTCAGGCGTCAGGGAAGGGTTGTCCTCCATGGTGAAGTGGAGCCGCAGACAGTTCCGCTTCTCCGCCTCCAGGATCCACGTCCGGTAAAACCAATGCCCCGGCCCGGCAGGGTTGCAGTTGAACCATAACCGGCTCCCGGCGACGGAGCATCGGGCGCAGGCCTGTTCCACAAAGCTGCGGGGCATCAGCGCCACCTCGTCCAGCAGCACCCCGGCAAAGGTGATACCCTGAATCAGGCTTGCGGAGCTTTCGTCCCGCCCGCCGAAGACGTAGAACTGGTTTTCCCGCCCCCGGAATTTTACAGACAGCAGGTTATCCGTCCGCTTTTCCTTCCACTTCGCCCCCAGCGCTTCCAGCTTCGGCAAAATCTCGGACAACACATTTCTCCGCAGAGACGCGATCGTCTTGCCGCAGACGCCGAACTTCTGGCCGCTAAAGCAGCTCATAGCCCACAGGAAGAAGCTCAGCCCCATAGCCAGCGTTTTCCCGGAGCGGACCGCCCCGTCGCACACGATGGCCTCCCTGTCCCGGTTGGGACTCCCCGGCACCCACCAGCTCAGCACCGTCCGCTGCTTTGGCGAAAATGCCGTCATTCTTCCCCGCCGCCCTGCAACGCCTTCAGGAAATCGTCCATGTCCGTCTGCTCCCCGTCCGCCACCGTCGCCAGCTGTTCCAGCGCCTGTAACCGGTCAATGAGCTTGATCTCCACCGTCCCCTTGTCGTTGCGCTTGACCTCGCTGAGCAAACTCAGGTCCAACTTGTCCAGCCTCGGCTCATCCTCCAGCGCCAGCCGCACGCAGTCGTTGGCTTTTCCGAACGCCAGTTCCGCCAGCCGCCGCGTCACATCCTCCCTCCGGATTTTCCCCGTCTGGATTCGCTGCTTCAGTTCCCTTTCCACGCTTTTGCGTTCCATAGTAACCTCCCTTTCATCCAAACCCAAGAAGACAAAAAAAGTTGCACCCGAAGGTGCAACCAGATAAATCCCTGAAAAACTTTCTCCCCACCCGCCGCCCGCGACCGCTTCCGCAAACCCCGCACAAGCCGTCAACCCACCGAATTACCGCCCCGCCGCATACCTTAGAAATCTCCAAATCTCATACTATTTCCTGATTAAAATCTTTGATTTTAATCAGGAAGGCGTCGCCTGATGGCGCTGCCTGTTTTGTGATTTATAAGGAAAGAAATCACAAAACAAGTCTCATATGAACTCCTTGCCCTTCGGGCAATTAAAATCTTTTCTAAAGATTTTAATTGGAGTTCAGTATCAATCATCCTTGACCGGGCAGCGGATATTCTTCCCCGCCCGCACAGTTTCAAAGCATAAAAAGCACACAGCATCCTCCTATTTTGCCCCCTTTGTCCAGACAGGATGCTCTCACCGTCAGCTCTTTGCAATTCAACCAGAGCGTCCCTCACTCTTCCAACTCCTTCCGCAGCTTCTGCAGCGCCCGTTTTTCGATTCTGGACACATAACTCCTGCTGATTCCCGTAATGATCGCCACCTCCCGCTGCCGCTTCGGCGGCTTTCCATTCAGTCCATACCTCAATGCGACCACCTCCCGCTCCTGTTCCGTCAAACAAGACCGAATCGCCCGATGCAGCTGTTCCGCGCTCTCCCGGGAGGACACCTGTTCCAGCAGATCGCCGTCCTCGCTGACCACATCCATCAAAGAAAGCGCCGCCCCATCGGTACCTGTCTCGATATAATCGGACAGCGAAACATCCTGCGCACTCTTCTTCTGCCCCCGAAAATACATCAGTATCTCATTTTCTACGCACCGGGCAGCATAGGTAGCAAGTCTCGCCCCCTTGCTGACATCGAATGTCGTGATCCCCTTGATCAGCCCAATCGTCCCAATGGAAATCAAATCCTCCTGGTCGGCGGTTTGTGCATAGTATTTTTTAGACTGGTGATGCCCGCGGTGTGCTTGAGGGGTGTATAGACGGCCTCATAGGTGCTGCCCAGCTTCAGAAAAATGTCGAGATGAATATCATCCTTGGTGCTTTCTTTCTTAACAACAACCCTATCCAGAATCGTTGCCACCAGCGCTGTATCGATTTCCCCAGTGAAGCGCAACGCCTCGTCCAGCGCCCGCCGGATGGCCGGGATATCCAGTTCTTCGGAAGTCCTGTTTTCTTCCTCCTGCCGGATGGCCGTCAGCTTTCCCTGGCACTCCAGAATCTGGACGTTGAAGGCATCGTTGCGCTCCTTGAATTCTTCTACCGTCAATGCACCGGCAATGCTCAAATCCAGCAGCCGATTTTTCTTTCGCTCCAGATCATCCATCTCATTTTCCACCTGGCAGCGGAGCTTCCCATAGTCTACCTCCTTGGGAATATTGGTCAGCACCGTCACCAGAGAATCAATGATTTTCTCTTTGTCCCGGACCAGCTCCTTGAAAATGTCGCTGAGAATCAAATCCAGGTCACTGCTGCGAATCTGGGGTGCCGAGCAGGCCGCCCTTCCGTGGCTGCGGTAAACCTTGCACTGCCAGACCTCCTGCTGTCCCTTTTTTGTTTGAATCACCTGCCGGTGAAAGGTAGTCCCGTGTTCTTCACAATAGATTTTTGTGCTGTAGGGATAGCGATTGTGAAAGCTGAGGCCGCTGCTGTGTGACTTCATTTCTTCTCTCCTTTTCTTGTACAGGGCATTGGCCCGATTCCACAGTTCTTCGGAAACGATGGCCGGTATAGATGGGTCCGGGTACGTCACCCACTCACTTTCATCCAGTAAGACATTCCGCTTTGTCCGGTAATCCACGCTCTGGCTCTTATTCCCACAGTACCAGCCCTTGTACTTGGGATTTTCCAGAATGTGCCGGATGGTCAGGGTGTTAAAGGCGTTCCCCTCCCGGCTGGTGTAGCCCAGCTCCATCAACCTTTTGGAAATCGTGCGGGTCCCAAGACGCTGGTTTCCGTAGAGGTCAAAGATAATGCGGACGATCTCCGCTTCCTCCTCATTGACGGTCAGAACGCAGTCATTTTTATCGTAGCCATAGAGCTTGTCGTTGCCCAGCACATGGCCGTTTTTGATGGCCTGCCGGAAACCGAATTTCAGCCGCTCCGACAGCTTCCGGATTTCATCCTGAGCAACACCCGCCATGATCACCAGCCGGAACTCGCTGTCCGTGTCCAGTGTGTTGATATTGTCGTTCTGAAAAAACACCCCCACATTGTAATCCAGCAGTTCCTGCGTATATCGGATGCTGTCCAGAGTCGATCTGGAAAACCGGGAAATCTCCTTGGTAATGATGAAATCAAACACCCCCGCCTTTGCATCCCGGATCATGCGGTTAAAATTGTCCCGCTTCTTCGTAGAGCCGCCGGAAATGCCCTCATCCACATACCCCGGTACAAATTTCCAATTTGGTTTGCTCTGAATCAACTCCGTATAATATTGCACCTGATTTTCCAGAGAATTGATCTGTTCATCCTGATCTGTGGACACCCGGGCATAAAATGTCACCCGAAGTGGCATGTCGTAAAACGACCTGCCATTCCGCATTTCAGCGCGGATTTTCCGAACTTCCATCAGCATCCTCCCCGTTCCGGAAAAAGGGCGGCAAATCCAATGTGCCGAGAACTTTCTCACGCGCCCTGCCGCAAACATCCCCCGAAATCAGGCCTCTGTCCAGAAGCGCCTGCAGCAGAACACACAAAACATCCTTCTGTACCTCATCCATATGCGCTCACCTCGTAACACCATATGAGCGCTGTTTCCCATCATGCTGTCGGCCTTATACTGAACTTCAATTAAAATCTTTAAAAAAGATTTTAATTGAAGTTCATATGAGACTTGTTTTGTGATTTCTTTCCTTATAAATCACAAAACCGGCAGCGCCATTAGGCGATGCCTTCCTGATTAAAATCAAAGATTTTAATCAGGAAATAGTATTAAAACGCAAAAATTCCCAAGGCTTCAAGCCCTGGGAATTCCGCGTATCAATAGATCACATGCAGCCATTTCCGTTTGTCCACGACAACGTACTTATGTCGGTCGATATACTCAATGATCATCTGAGAAATTTCCGTCGGCTGATCCTTTACCAGCCTGCACTTCGCGTAGAACGGATACCCGCCCGTACCGGTGGCCCGGTAGTTGTTCATGCACAGTGTCAGCGTCCGGCCTTCTTCCAGCTCTTTGCCTTCATACACCATGGATGTGACCCGGTCACCCACCGGCCGACGGACGTCCATCGTCACTTCCAGACCGGACAGATAGTCAAAGTTATAGTGCTGAACAATAGGCTTGAGGAAGCTCTGCCCCACCTGTAGCCGCCCAGATTCATCCAATTCAAAGTATTCCGCGCAGCGTTCCAGCCCGGCCTTCAGCACCCGGCGATCCACCTGAAGGGTTTGCAGCGTGTTGGGGAACACGTAGGTGGCCACCACGTCCCGGATGGTGACCTGCTTATTAAAGCCCTTCACCACATTGGCAAGGCTGGTGACGGAAAGGTCTGCGCCGGAGGCTTCCAGCTGCACCTGATTGAAGAAATTGGCAATCAGGGAGCCGTTTTCCGCCATCTCCATATGATCTCCGGGCAGCAGCGGGATGTCCAGCTCTCCAAGGGGCTGATCCAGAAAAACAGCATTCTGCGCATCCAGCGGCGCCAGAAATGCCGCCAGACGTTCATCGGGCTTTCCGGGTTCAACCAGCCGGGAATGGGCGGTCACTTCCCCATCCGCCGACACTTCCGCGTCTATCCGGACGTACTGCCTGCACCGATCCGGGGACTGACAGGCGTAAGTGCCAAAGAGCTGCAAGCCCGCCTTGGCCTGATGCTGGTGTCCCGTCAGCAGAATGTCAAAATCCAGCTCCCGGCAGATCCGGTAAGCCTGATTTTCGCCGGTGTCAGAGAGAAGCTCCCCGGTGGTCAGATCATTTTCAAACCCGCCGTGGTAAATGCAGACCGTAATGTCCACACCCGCCGCCTTCAGCTCTTCCAGCGCGGCCGCCGCGGCGGGGAAAGCCTCGTGAACTTTAATACCTTCCAGGTTTTCCGGCTTCTCCCACAGGTTGACAAAATGGGTGGTGACGCCGGTAATGCCCACGCGCAGGCCGTTTTCCAGCATGACCACGGCAGTCCGTTCCACGCCGGACACTCCCTCCACGTTGGCGCTGACACACCGTGCATCCAGATGGCTGAGGTAGCTTTCCAGCGTCTCCCGGCCAAAGTTGAAATCATGGTTGCCGATGGTGACAAAACGGTAGCCCGCCAGATTCATCACCCGGGCAGACACCTTCGCACCCTCCACCGGCTCCCGGCTGAGCCAATAGGCAAAGGGGCTTCCCTGCAAAATGTCGCCGCCATCCAGAATCAGGGTGTTGCCGTCGTGGGGGAAGGAGGAGGCGCAGCGGGAAAGTCCGGTGGTGCCGGGCGTCCCCGTTGCGTAATCCATATCGGAAAAATAGCCGTGAATATCGCTTGTAAAGCAGATCGTCAGATTTCGGTTCATAGAAATACTCCCTTGAAAAAGGCTTCGGCGTTGACGCGCCGAAGCCTTTATGTTAAATTATTGACCGTGTGCCAGCTTCCGGCGGATTCTGGTGGAGAAGAACTCAATGATCAGCGCCAGCACCATCAGCCCCCAGACGAAGGAGCC